TGGAGTAGACTCTGGCGATGAGAGAGACAGCAGAAGTCCTGCTGTGCTTTGACGTGGATCACGTCAGCGCATCGCAGATCAGCATGTACCAGAGGTGCCCGCGTCAGTGGGCGTACCGCTACGTCCTGAAGGTGAAGTCGCCGCCTGACGCCGCGATCCTGTGCGGGTCGGGGATGCACTACGCGGCAGAGGTCGGGATGCTTGAGAAGATCAAGACCGGCGACAACCCGCGCCCGGACGACGCAGCAGAGGCAGCGTTTGGCTACGTCCGCGAGGAGTTCGCTACCGGGGAGGTGATCTTGAGCGAGAAAGATACCCGTGGAGGTATCTCCGATAAGGCTGTTCGCCTGTCGCGCAAGTGGGCAGAGGAAGCCGCGCCGCTCGTTGAGCCGTCAGAGGTGGAGGCGGGGTACGAGACAGAGATCGCCGGGGTCAAGGTCGTAGGCAGGTTTGACGTCGTGACCACGACCACGATTGTTGATTGGAAGTCGTCAAGCCGCGCACCTACCCGGAGCACGCTGGCCAACTCAGCGCAAACTGAGTTGTACGCATACGTCTCCGGGCGGAGCATGGAGTACGTCTACGTCATTGACTCCGTCCGCAACGGCCCTCGCGTTCAGCGCGAGCAACTTGAGGAGCACGAGGTTCAGCAGGCTCGCGCTCTGGCAGAGTCCACGGTTGAAGACGTGGCGGCTGGCATGGCAAGCGGAGTGTGGCCGCGCAACCGCAACGGCTGGCATTGCTCACCGGGGAAGTGCGGGTATTACCGGCGTTGCATGAGCGGTAAGGACGATGCCGAGTTGAAGGAGCGGGCCGAGGCGGCGAGGACGTGAGGCCGTTCGGTTGCCAGTGTGTTCGCATGTGCCTGTTCCCTTGCAAGGACAGGGCAGATAACTCTCCCATGTGCGACGAGTGCGGCTGCGGGCGGGACTACCCTTGCCCATCGTGCGCGACGGTGATCCGTCGTGGCGAGGTCTGTCCGCGTTGCAAGTGGGAGGACAAGAGCATTTGGCGGCGATAAGACGAAACTGGAAAGAAGCCCGCGCCAAGGTTGACGCAGAAGGCGAGTGCCGCGTCTGCCGCAACGGCATCGGCCTAGAGGCGGCGCACGTCATCGGCAGGGTTCACGACCCGGCGAATGGCAAGGTGCGACCTGTTGACATCGTGCCGTTGTGCCCTGCCTGTCACCGCGAGTACGATGGACGGCGGCTTGACCTGTTGCCCTACCTGACGCACGAGGAGCAGGCGGCGGCGGTGGAGCACGTCGGGATCATCGGAGCATTGAGGAGAACAGGTGGCAGAGCGTCCGCGTTTGGTTGAGGAAGCCAACCGGCTGAAGGAGTTGCATCAGGCTGGCAAGGAAGACGAGTGCTACGAGGCAACGCTCTCGTGCCTGTTTGGCATCAACGAGGTTATGACGTCGGCTGAAGACCGCAAGGACGGCAGGCTTGTCACCTTCTCAGCGATGCAGGTTGCCGCTCTGGCTGAGCGCGTTGGTTGGCTTGAGGCTGACAGGATCAAGAAAGACGCTTCCTAAAAGTCGCTATTTGCGGGAATACTTGTAGAAACTTCTTCCCAAACCCCTTGCATCTAGAATCCAACAGTGTATTGTTCTTTGTGCAGAGAGGGACCGGGGAGTTGGAACCGCAATCGCTCTCAGCAGGGATCGGCAAACCTTCTTTGCTCGGTGAGCCGCAGTAAGAGTCAGGCACGATCTCAGGAGGAGGGTCACGTCAATCCCGCCTCTAGGAAGGGTTGACGCCCTCCGTCTGACGAAGCGTGCTCGGAGAAGGAATGACCCACGCGGGGCGAGAGCAGATCAGGCGGAACGTCAACTCTCTGCCCCCGGAAGCCTGACGGCTGACGGGTGGAACTCACGCTCCTAAGTGTGCAACGCGAGGCAGGCAGCGAAAGCGTAAGCCCGTAAGTCCAGTAAAGATGCAAAGCCGAGCCTCTGGACTCCACCGATCGTCAGGCTTGCGGGGTTGGCGGTGCCTGTCTGCGCGGTTCTTGAGAGCGAGACCGACAGGCAAGGCTCCGTCACACACACCACACAAAGGGGCAGGACGCGGGCCGGGGCCAACTCCCCGGCTCGTGCTATTTGTAAAGTCTTTACCGTACTGCTTGCACTTTGGTTGCTCATAGTGTTTGATGCAGTTGTAAGCAACTGAGGGAGACGAGAAAGATGAACCTGCACTGGACCCGCGACGGAATCGGCAACTACGTCCCGCTTATTACTCGCGTTGGCAGCACCTACTACCGGGTGCACCGAGGCAACGGAGCGTGGATCGTTGAGGCAAGCAACGACCGCAAGGAGTGGACGCTGGTGAGCAAGCACTCCCGTCAGCGCGACAGCAAGGCATGGGTCGCCGCGCTGGCCTAGTGGGAAGAAGGGGGCCAACGTGCCCCCTTGCTATTTGTAAAGTCTTCACCACATTGCTTGCAATCTGATTGTGGCTCAGGCACAATGCAGTTGTAAGCAAGAGAGAGACAGAAGGGACAGAGAGATGACTTGGAAGCGCGACAAGGAAACGGGTTGTTACTACAGCAACACCGGGGCGCAGGTTCGTCAGGATCACATGGGGTACTGGACCGTCTACGAGAAGAACGCCAAGGGCTACTACGCTGGCGAGGGCGTCACCGCTGCCCGCACGCGCAAGAAGGCTCAGGAGGCTTACGAGGCAGGAAAGACCGGGTGGGTCCGTTGACTTCCTTCCAGACGGGCGAGACGTACTGCACCCGGAGCATGTGCGACTGGGACTGCATCTTCAAGTTCACGGTCGTCAAGCGCACCGCCAAGTTCATCACCATTGACGACGGGCACTCCACTAAGCGCGTCGGCGTGACGGTCGTTGACGGGGTTGAGTACGCCAAGCCCTACGGCAACTACTCCATGTGCCCGGTCATCCGGGCGCACTAACCGAACGGGGGGCAGGGGTTGGCTAACCTGCCCCCTCCCTGTAGGATTCACCACGCCACACCACAACTGGCAGAAAGAGAGAGAGCATGATTCGCAGGTTCCACATCAACAACGTCCTTGTGACCGGGTTGCGGATTGACGGCAAGTGGGTCATCAACAAGGTGGCCTACACGGTGGCCACGGTGCGCGGCGGGTACGACCAGCCCGGTGAGTACCTTGGCACCGTCAAGAAGGTCGGCAGCGAGTGGGCATACGAGTTGCCCGACAACCGGGGCACCGTCTACGGCTGCCCGACACTTGAAGGCGGAGTCGGTGCGCTGATTCAGCACGCGCACAGGAAGGCAGCGGCCGCATGAGCGACGAGCACCCTGCTGATTGCGTGTGCGGCGGTTGCTACGACTGCGCTCGCGGGGTCTTCCCCGGATGGTGGCCGCAGGACGACCGCACCTACGAGGACTTTGCCTACATGGAAGACAAGCGATTGGAGGGGCACGATGCCTGACATCTACGCGCTTGGAGTGCGCCGCGTCTCGTGGTCGCTGCAAGACGGCGTCCCGATCATCAGCATCGTCAACTGCGGGACGGTCCAGCCGGAGGTCGCTCTGGCGATTGCCGACGCGATCTACGAGGCCGTTGACGCAGCGAGGTCGGCAGACGGAGCAAGGGAGCCGACCCTGTTCGACGGTCCCCCGGTTGCTCGCACGACTGACCCCGGCACGTCGCATCAGGCGGCTAAGGCCGTCCGCGTCCACGCCGCGTCACAGAAGGCGCGACTGCTGCGGGCATACGCCGACGAGCCTAACGGGATGACGGACGAGGAAGCCGCTGCCGCCACTGGGCTTGGCGACTCCGGTTACTGGAAGCGTTGCTCAGAGTTGAGAAGCATGGGATGGATTGCCCGCACAGGTCATACGCGGGTAGGCAAGACCGGCATGGCTCAGGAGGTCTGTGCGATCACGGAATCCGGGCGTGTCGTGCTCATGGAAGCGAGTAAGGAGTTGCTGCAATGAAGTTGACCCCGGCATCACTGGCGATGGTTCTGGTTGCCGTTGCGTTCGTAGTCTTTGCGGTGTTTGGGTGCGCTCGTGCCCTGTCCGCTCCCTGCCAGTATCACAAGGGGAACGCCAAGAAGACGTGCCAGCGGGCGCAGATGGAATGGCCCCCGAATCCGACAGAGGCGGAAGCCCGCGTCAGGCTCAACCGCATCGGCGGCAAGGGGACGTGGGAGAAGGCTGAGCGCATTGCAATCTGCGAGACAGGGAAGAACCCCCGGCACTACATCGCCGCAGACGGCACGCCGCTTGGCTCGTACATCGGCGCGTTCGGGATGTACGCAAGGACGTTTGCGTATGGCTCGCGGCGCACCGGGTATCGCGGTCGGACCTACGCAGAGCAGGCGCTCATCGCCGTTGCGTCTTGGCCGATCACGTCTCAGTGGCAGGGGTGGGGATGCCGGGGAGCGTGAGGCACCCGCGTCCGGGGTCGGAGGAGTGGGGCAACGACCTCATCCCTCCCGACACCATCCGGCGTTGCATCGTTTGCGCTCAGCCGATTGAGCACCTTTCTCAACGGCGGACAACCTGCGGGCACCCGCGTTGCTTGAGGGCGAACAGGGCGCGTCGTGCGAGACGTGAGCCACGGCTCAAGCCGGTTGCTACCGGGAAGCCACGACCGGCGTACACCGTCAGGGAAGACAACATCAGAAAGATGTGGGACTACGCACGGGGCAAAGGCGCTGACCCTGTCACGGCGTATGTCTGGATTTCCAAGAAGGTCGGCATCAGCATCAACGAGGTCGTAGCAGAAGTCAAAGAGATTGAAAGGAAGCGAGCCGCATGATCCTGAAGGACATTGAGCACCTTGCCGTTGAGATCGGCAGCGTCAAGCCGTGGCACAACAACGCACGCAACGGCGACGTCGGACTCATCTCCGAGTCGCTGAAGCGCAACGGGCAATACAAGCCGATCCTCGTTCAGCGGAGCACCGGGAAGATCATCGCTGGCAACCACACTTGGCGTGCGGCTCGTGCGCTGAAGTGGGAGAAGATCGCGGTCCAAACGATTGACTGCACAGACGATCAGGCTGAGCGCATTGTGCTCGTGGACAACCGGGCAAGCGACGTTGCCTCATACGACTACGACATTCTCAAGGATCAGTTGTCGTTGCTCCCTGACCTTGCCGGTACGGGCTACACGATGGAAGACCTTGGCACGCTTGGCGAGTTGGTTGACGAGCCGCTGAAGACGGACTCCGGGCACAAGCCGCAGGTGCTCACGGCAACGATCAACTTTGACACGGAGGGGCAGCAGGAGACGTGGCACTCATTCCTGCGTTGGGTCAGGGAGAACAGGGATGGGTCAACCGACGCCGCCAAGATCACCGCGCTTGCACTTGAACTGATGAGCCCTTGACATCTGGTTTCAACCGTGGCATAATGGTCTTGTAAGCAAACGGAAGGAAAGAGAGAGATGAGCACATACATCACCAACGGAGAGATTGCCGCTTACATTGAACTGCACAGGGTCCAGTCAATAGCGGCAGGCGCAAGCGAGTCCACGGCTCTGACCAACGCGATTGACTCTGCGTGCTACGACCACTACAAGAGCGCAAAGGTCACGAGCGAGGAGGCGCGGAACTACTGGCTTGCCCGGTACGGCGCGTAGCCATTCGCCCCGGTAATCGGCTACTCTCTCCTCAACGACTGGGGAGAGGGTATGCCGATTGTCAGTACGTCAATCACCGTTTCAACGACAGCCAGCAAGTTGTTGGACGATGCCAGAGGGCGCAGGTGGATTGCGTTTAGCAACGAGACTGGCAGCAAGGTTCACGTTGGGGGTCCGGGCACCGTTGCAGGCACAGGCGTACCGATTCTAAACGGGACGACGTTTGTTGTCGCTCAGCAGCACGAGAACGACAGCACGCCGGAGCAGGCGTGGTGGGGACGAGTTGACAACTCAACTGGCCCGGTCATTGTCACCTACGCGGTAGAGGACAGCACAGACTGATGCGACCTGTGAAACTGGACGACAAGCGGCGCGAGCGGTTGCTGGAAGCCTTGCGGGCTGGCAACTACATGGAGACTGCGTGCGCTTACGCTGGCGTTGGCAAGAGCACCTTCTACAACTACTTGTCGCAGGCTCGTGATGCGCGTTCTAAGGAGGGCGATCTCACTGAGCACGAGGAGTGGTTGGTGGAGTTGTTGGACGCCGTAGAAAAGGCGCGGGCTGATGCAGAGGTGAGGAACGTGCACCTGATCCAGCACGCCGCACAGGGAGGAACGTGGCAGGCAGCCGCGTGGTTCCTTGAGCGGTCTATGCCGGGGAAGTGGGCACGCCGCGAGAAGGTGGAGATGAGCGGACCAGAAGGCGGTCCGATCACGCTTGCAGGTCTGGCCGAGTTGATGAATGTGTCGCGCCGGGATGACAGCGATGAGTGAACTGCACGACCGGATTGAAGAAGCGTGCGAGGGATTCGTCACCCGGTGGGTCGTCGTTGCTGAAGTGGTGGACGGATCGCAGGAGCGCGAGTTGCACGTCCTGTCCGGGTCAGGGATCAACGGCGACGGACCTCCGCCGTGGGATGTCGCAGGGATGCTCGCCTACGCAACCAAGATCACGTTGGAGGAGGACGAGGAGGATTGACGTTGCTGCGAATGGGCAACGCCGATCTGCGTCGTGACCGCATCTGGACGTGGTCGCTCCCCGCGTGGGTGACGACGCTCGGCAACGGTCGCAAGTTCAACGTCTGCCCGTCCGCGATGAAGTGCGCCCGCCTGTGTTACGCACGCAAGGGGACGTACCGATTCAAGAACGTCAAGGCCGCGCACCTCCGCAACCTTGAGGCGGTCCTTGAGGACGTCGGCTTGTGGGCAATGGCGATGAAGGACGAGGTGAGTCATCGCCGCTTTGAGGGAGCGCACGTCCGCATCCACGACGGAGGCGACTTCTTCTCTGAGGAGTACCTGCTGGCGTGGCTTGGCATTACGCGGTCTGCTCCCCTGACGACGTTCTATTGCTACACAAAGGAAGTGGAGATGTTCCGCAGGCTGGTTGAGCCTGACTGCCCGGACAACTTTCGCTTCATCTACTCGTGGGGCGGACGGTGGGATCACCTGATCCGCGATGAGGACAGGCAGGCAGATGTCTTCCCCACACGCGAGGCGCTTGAGGCAGCAGGCTTCCACGATCAGGAAGACTCTGATCTGCTGGCGATCTACGGACCCCGGAAAGTGGGGATCGTCGTGAATAACCACCCCGGCGCAGTCAGGGCGCTTGAGGGAGGATCGTTCGGCTCGTGAGCGTTCTGGCTGAGAAAGTCAACACGGCGATTCAGGCTGACCCTGTCACCTTCTGCGAGAACGTCCTTGGCTTCTATCCGTGGAGCAAGCAGCGACAGATCATTGAGTCCGTCCGCGACAACTCACGCACAGCCGTCCGCTCCTGTCACGGCTCAGGGAAGACGGCAACAGCAGCGCGAGTAGTGGCTTGGTACTTGACCGCGTACCCGAACAGCCGCGTCATCACGACTGCCCCGACCTTCTCTCAGGTGCGTGACTTGCTCTGGTCGGAGATCAACGGGGCCGTGGCCCGCGCCCCGGAGGGCTTGTTCCCTCCCTGCGACACTACGCGCCTGACGATCAACCGCGAGTGGTTTGCCGTGGGTCTGTCAACCGACAGGCCGGAGAGATTTCAGGGGCACCACGCTGAGCACCTGCTCCTTGTGGTGGATGAGGCGTCAGGAGTAGACGAGTCCATCTACGAGGCGGCAGAGGGATTCCTTACCAGCCCCGGTGCTCGCGTGCTCCTGATCGGCAACCCGACTCAGACGAGCGGCACGTTCTACCGTGCGTTTCATTCCGACCGCGATCTCTACAACACGATTCACATTTCAGCGTTCGACACCCCGAACGTCACCGGGGAGGAAGTGCCTGATGCAGCACGCAAGGCGCTGGTGTCACCAGATTGGATTGAGCAGCGCAAGAAGCAATGGGGCGAGGGCAGCCCGCTCTATGACGTGCGCGTACTTGGAAACTTCCCAAGCGAGAGTGAGGATCAGGTGATTGGCCTTCAAGCGGTGGAGGACGCTAAGGCAAGAGAGGTGAACGAGACGTTGCCAGTGGTGATTTCCTGCGATGTTGCACGCTACGGCTCAGACGAAACGGTGATCGCAGTCAGGACCGGGCAGAAGGTCCGTATCCACAAGTCGTACACTTCACGCAGCCTCATGGAAACTGTTGGTGAGATCGTTGACGCCGCAAGGCAATACAACGACGCAGGCATGAGGGTTGTCGTTGACGACGTTGGACTGGGCGGCGGAGTGACGGACAGGCTCAAGGAGTTGGGAGTGCCGGTTGAGGGCTTCAACGGTGGCTCTGCTGCCAACGAACCACGCCTGTACCCAAACCGTAGGAGCGAGGCGTGGTTCGCGTTCGCTGAGCAGATCGGTAGCGTTGACCTTGACCCTGACGAGCAGTTGAGCGCAGACCTTGTCTCGCCAAAGTATTCTCTGGACTCTGCTGGTCGTCGCGTCGTGGAGGCAAAGGACAAGACGAAGAAGCGGTTGGGCCGCAGCCCGGACAGGGCGGACGCGGTACTCATGGCCTTTGCCCCGGCTCCGCGTATGGGCGCATCGTTCGACGTTGACATTTGGAGCGTGTAATGCCGTTGCTGCCTGAGTTCCGCCCGGAGGAGAAGTTTGCTGACCTTGCGATCCTTGACGATCACGAGCGAGGCGAGCGCATCAGGCGAGCCTACGACGCTTATTACAACGGCGGTCCTGACACGCTCAAGGTCCGCAAGGGCGAGATCAACGACAACGTCAAGATCAACTACTCGCGGCTGGTCGTTGACGCTGGCGTAGCCAACCTGTTCGGCTCGCAGTTGATCGTCGCTGCCCCGGCTGGCTCTCCTGACGAGATTCAGGAGGAGATTGACAAGATCATCCGTGACAACGGCGGCGGCTTGCTCTGGCAGCGGCTTGGCGTCTCCGGCGCAATCGGCGGCACCGCGTATTACCGCTTGCAGGTCAAGGAAGACGAGTCAATCAGAATCATCATCGTTGACCCCGCAACGGTGGAGATTGAGTGGGACGAGCAAGATCACGAGTACGTCACCGGGTACATCGTCACGTTCATCCCCAACGCAGGCTTTGAGTCACGCGCTCGTCGTCACCTGATCCGCAGGGAGGCAGGCGGCGGTTGGGTCATCATTGAGCAGGTGGCCATTGAGGACGCATGGCGCACCGTCAGTGAGGAGGAGTGGCCGTGGCCGTTCCCTCCGATGGGGCACGCTCAGAACATCCCTTCACCCCACGAGACGTATGGCATCTCTGACCTTGAGCCTGACGTGCTTGACCTGTGCGACGGGATCAACCGCGTAGTCAGCAACATCAACCGCATCGTTCGCCTGTACGCGCACCCGCGAACGTGGGGCAAGATGATTGGCGATGCGCTGAACATGAACGCCAACCCCGGTGCGGTCATCAGGCTTGAGCACCCCGAGGCGGAGTTGCACAACCTTGAGATGAGCAGCGACCTTGGCTCATCCATTGACCTGTACCGGCGCATGGTCAACGCGCTCCACGAGACGACTCGCATCCCCGAAGTAGCAACCGGCAAGTTGGACAGCGCCGGTCAGTTGTCGTCGCTGGCTCTGCGGATTCTCTACACGCCGCTGATCCAGAAGACGGAGAGCAAGAGGCGCACCTACGGTCAGGCCATTGAGCAGATGTTTATGCACGCGCTCGCGCTCCGAGGGTACGAGGACGACATCTTGGTTGAGTTGATTTGGCCTGAGTTGCTTCCTGCTGACCCGGAGGTTCTGCGCCGCACCGCGCTCATTGACGCTCAGTTGGGAGCGAGCAAGGCCACGTTGCTTGAACAGTTGGGCTACGACCCCGACGTTGAGGCGGAGAACGCTCTGGCTGAGAACCAGCAGCAACAGACTTTGTTCAACGCTGGCGGCATCGGGCAGTAGTGGTTGCTTACTGAAGGCCAGCGCAAGAAGGCGCAAGACCGCTGGACTGCGCGGCTTGATTCGATAGAGGTCGCTACCGGCGTGAGCCTGCTCGCGCTGACTGCGGCCCCCCGGACGGCGGCGACTAAGAAAATCGCCAAGTTGATTGAGGACTCGCGCAAGGCGGACGATCCTTCTGCTGCGCTGATGTCTCGCGTCTCAGAGATCAAGACGATCTTTGCCAGAGAGTTTGGCAAGGAGGAGGTCGTCGCTGCCACGGCGACTGCGTTCAAGGAAGCCCGCCGCAACGGCTTGGGCGCAGGCGCAGTTGAGGGCGTCAGGCGCGTGCAGGAAGACCAGCGTGCTGCGGTCCCTGTCAGCAATGAGCGGCTGGCCGCACGGCGCAAGCAACTGGAAGACGGGGCGGACCCCGCCGCAGCCGCGTGGATGAGCGGGACGATTGACGCCGCATCCAAGAAGGGCTTGATTGAGGCGCTGATCTTTGTGGGCACAGCAGTTGACGTCTTCCAGATCGCAGGTGCCATTGAGAAGACGGTGACTAGTCGCATCGCAGGCGCAGCCCGCAACGAGGTCGTGGGCGCTGCCCGCGCTGGCGTCACCGAGGCGTTCAGGGAGAACGGCCAGCAGGGCTGGTTGTGGATTGCGGAGGACGATGCGTGTGACTTCTGTTGGGGGATGTCAGGGCTGGTCTTCCCGATTGACGAGGAGATGGAGTCGCACCCCAACTGCCGGTGCTCGCAGGAGCCTGTGGAAGACATCAACGATCCGGGGGCAGGCTTTGACCCGACCGATGCGTTCCGCGACCTGCCGGAGAGCGAACAGGTAGCGATCCTTGGCCGGGGCGGATACGAGGAGTTCAAGGATGGGATGTCGCTCAGGGAGATTCCCGCGCAGCGCGGCGCACCTGTGCGGGTCAACCAGATTCGGCGTGACGTGCAGCGTGAGCGTGTTCCGCAAGCCGACAAGCCTGAGCACCTTCCGGGCTACGAGCCGCTGCCCGGTGCCGCTGGCCGCTTTCCCGCTCCTGTGCAGGACTTCATCCGTGAGTTGACGGACTCCGCCCCTGCCTCTGCGCTCAACCAGTTTGGGATCACTGACAGGGTTCAGGGGTTGGTTGATCTCAAGCAGCGCGTCGGGTACGGCGACAAGGAACTGGACGAGTTGGCCCGTCTGCTTGGCAAGGACGGCAGGCCAACCATGTACGCCGATTCGCAGATTGACGAGTTTGTTCAAGCGGGCGAGGTCGAAATCTTCCGTGGCGTAGACGAGGTCGAATACGCAGACGGATTCATCAACGGTGCCTACGAATCAGGTAACGGCATCTTTGGCTCTGGCTGGTACTCGTCAACGTCGTTCGACACCGCCAAGGGCTACACCCCGTTTGACTACCGGGGGAACGGCGAGCAAGTCGGAATGATGAGGATGACCCTCAAATCCGATGCAAAGGTGATGGATTACGAGGACTTCACGGCGAGCCTCTTGGGCGGCGCGTGGAGCGACGTTCCGCGTCCCGGTAAGTACGACCCTTCAGACGCAGTCAAGCAACTTTCAGTAGGCGGTCAGGCAGACGACATTGCCGACGCTGAGAGCAGGCTCAACGCAGCACGCCGCGAAATGACCTACGCGACGGAAGACATTGAAGAAATCTTCTACGCGACCAAGGAAGGCAAAGCGCAGGTTGCGGCTGGCAAGACAGAATCACTTGACACGATTCTTGCGTGGGGTCGGGCTGGCCCGTCATTCGGAGCACCGGGGCCATTGCGGAAAGCCGTCAAGATGTACGACGAGGCGAACGCCGAGTTTCAGCGTTTGGAGCGCGTGCTTGAGAAAGAACGGGCAAAGGGTTCCATCCCGGCGCTTATTGCCAACGAGGGCAACGCGCACTACGCAGCAATGCTGGACGGCTACGACGCGATCCGCGTGTCCATCAACGACGGCGCAGAGCATTACTACATCATCCTGAACAGGGAAGCGGTCCGGGTCAGCGATGCCACGTTTGTCAAGCAGGGCGACAAACTCAAGAAGATGCAAGGAGAACTGGACATCCTGCGAGCGCAGGAGAACATCCGTATTGAGGAACTGGCCTACGAGCGGTCACGCAAGGCGGAGGAGTTGTCCAAGACGCTCAACGGCGAGATGGAGAAGATCGCTGACGCGGTCGGCGCTGAACTGGTCGGCTTGCAGTATTCCGTCAAGGACAGGAACTCCCTCGCACGCAAGGCGCGTAAGGAGATCGCCGAGGCGCTGGAAGACGGAAAGGTGCTCACGCCGGAGGAGGCGATTGCACAGGTCAGGGATGCCAACCGCTTCACTATGACCTTCTCAGGGAGCGACTACACGCAGGGAGTTGAGAGGACCGTCCGCGAGTTGACCGCTCAGGGCTTTACCTTCCCTGAGAACCTGTGGCGCAACTCGTGGAAGAAGGGCAACTCCTACCGGGGACTCAACACCAACGCCATTGCTCCTGACGGCTCAATCGTTGAGATTCAGTTTCACACCGCTGACTCGTTCGCCACCAAGCAGCGCACTCACAAGATGTACGAGGAGGAGCGTCTTCCCGAGACTCCGCCTGACGTCAAGGAACGTCTCAAGTTGGAGATGCAGCAACTTGCTGACGACATCGAAGCGCCGGATGGTTGGGAGCGACTGTTGCTGCCCCCGCGAGTTGAGGGCAACTACGCTCCGGGAACTGTCAAGCCGACGCAGACCGTTGACATCTTTACTGGCCAGCGTGGAGACAAGCGCAAAGCGGCTGACCAGATCAACGCCGTGATGGATGAGTTGAACAACATGATGCGCTTGCCGATGTCTCGCAGCGGCCAGCCGCTCAAGGTTGAGTGGTTCTCCGAGTTTCCCGACAAGGGGCGCAAGGGGGCAAACGGCGTGTATTCGCTCACTAGCAAGAATCGCAACGGCGAATACGTCAGCAGCGAGATTGGCATAGCCAAGCGCGTGTTCTCTGAGAAGAACATAGACAACGGCGCAGCCGCGACGTTTATTCACGAGTTTGGGCACTTTATTGACGGCGAGATGTTCGACGGACTCAACGCAACGCGGACGTGGAGTGGGCGTCCGCCGCTTGACATCGTGAAGAAGTGGAGCGAGGCCGTGCATGGATCGCGCAAGGTCAGGCGTTGGGTTGATGACGGGCCTGAGAAGATGCAGCCGTTTGGTCGGGCCGGGGCTGAATACATGCAGTACGTCCTGAGCGAGCAAGAGTTGTGGGCGAGGTCGTTTGCTCAGTGGTTTGCTCTCAGGTCGCAGACGGACACTCTTACGACTCAGGCGTTGCGTGACTCAACGGCTGACCTTGAGCAGAAGTTTGACGGGCTGACGCTTCAATGGGATGACGATGACTTTGAGGCAATCGCAGAAGCCTTTGACCAAATCTTCAAGGAGATGGGATGGGTCGTGTGAAGCAACTGCCGCGTGAGGCTCGTGAGTGGATGGGCGACAACCAGAGCCTTGACGAGAACGGCAATCCGATTCCGGCAACGCCGGAGGAGTTGTGCAAGCCCGACGTGCTCAAGGCGCTTGCTCGTCTGGACAAGTTGACATCTCAGCAGAATGATGTATGATTGGTTCTCATCACGAGTCAGGAGAGAGATGGAATACTTCATCAAAGCGGACAGCAGCGGTCCCTACGTCCTGTTCGCCATAGAGTCCCCGACGACGGCGCTCCGTGTCGCACCGGGTAAGGACTGGACGCCGCTTTCATCCGGCAACCAGACCGCCGCGATCTTTGACTTCATGGCCAACAGCGAGGGCACCAAGGTCAGCCCCGTTCAGGCTAAGGAGATTGCAGACGAGTGGGGCGTGACCCTGCCGTGACCCCTGCCGAGTTCAGCAGGCGACTGGCGCAGTTGCTTGGGACGGACGTTCTCCTTCCTGAGCAACGCGCCATGATCGTCTCCCAGTACGTCAGCACACCTGATCCGGCAGACTGGCCAGCCGACAGGCTTGAGGTCGTTGACGCCGCGTTTGCGGAGGCGGGAATCTAGTTGTAAAGATTCCTCCGTAGTGCTTGCACTCTTGTTCTTGCTTTGCTTTACTGTGGTTGTAAGCAAGAAGAAAGAGAGACAAGCAAATGCCTGCACACCTCAACCCCGACACCGGAAACTACGTCGTCTACACAGGCGGCGGGGAGTACGGCATGGACTGGCAGATGGACGATGACTACCGGATGCAGTCCGAGTTGGACAGCGAGCGCGAGGACATCATCAACGACACCGCCGCTCCGCGCATGGCTCGCGTGATGACCGCGATCCTGCTTGCTGCCGACCGCAAGCGTCGTGCCAACAACATCGCGTCCGAGGTCTGGACGATCACCACCGAGGAGGGCTGAGAGATGATGGGATACATGCCCCGCGTCTATGACGCATCCGACCACCGCATCGTCAAGCGTGGCTACACGCCAAAGGTCAACAAGTACCCCGGCGCTTGCGTTTGCTGCGGCGAGAAGGTCAAGGCCGGTGAGGGTGCCACCTTCAGGGCTTACGGCAAGTGGCAGGTTGTCTGCGCCAAGGATAAGGCGGTGGCCCTCTACTAAGAACAAGGCAGAGTATTCCTGCAAATAGCGGGAATACTTCTGCCTGTAGTGCTTGCAACCTGTGCTCTGATTGTGCATACTTCAGATGTAAGCAGTCACCACGGAGAGAGAGGCAGTCATGGAGAAGGCAGCAATCAACCCCGCCACTGGCAACACCGTCATCTTCTCTGGCGGCGAGCACGAGTTCGATCAGGCGTGCTGGATGGACGAGATTGCTCAGGGCGAGTACGAGTACGAGCAGCAGATTCGCGCCATGTACGCGGGCGGGATGACGGTGGACGAGATTGCGGACGCCGAGTGCATGCCGGTCTGCGACGTGGAGTATTTCATCCAGTAGCCCGCAGGCAGATCGCTTGACATTTGTTGAGCGGTCTGCTTTGCTTCTTGTTGTAAGAAGTCACCACAGAAAGAGAGAGCAAGATGAGCACCAAGATCAGCGCACAGATGGACCGGATCATCGCCGGGGGCAACGCCGCTAAGACGGTCGGACTGCCCGACAACCTCACCAGCAACGAGGTTGACGCTGACGGGATGCTGCCCAAGGAGACTTACTGGGCGGTCTACATCAGCGCGTCGTGGACGGATCAGCGTTCGTTCGTCGGAACGTGCTGCCAGTACGCCGACGCCAAGAGCGCCAAGGCGGCGTACCTGATGAACGCCATTGAGGGGCAGGCGTTCTCCGGTCCCTACGACGGGGCCGACTGGGTGAGCGTGTCGCTGGTGGAGCCAGACGGGACGTGGTTCGGCAGGCAGCAGGGCAGGATGGAAGTCCGCAAGTAGCGTGGTTCTCGTCTTGGCCGGGGTAGCCCGGTCTTGACGACACCGCTATAATGTGGGTTAGACAAGGAAACGATTCTCATCACCAGCAGAAAGAGAGAGACTATGGAGAACAAGTATCCGAAGACGTGGAAGTGGGATGACGACGGCGCATCCGTTGAGGGTGTGCTCGTTGGCCTGAAGTACGCCAAGAGCAAGTTCGATGATGGGCACGTCCCCGTCATCACGCTCAAGAGCAACGGTGCTGATGTCAGCGTGTGGCTCCCCGGTGCGCTCCTGCGCCGCGTGAGCGATGAGGCTCCCAAGTACGGGGACATCATTCGCATCCACCGTGGCGACCTTGTCCCGTTCGGGAACGAGGGGCGTACTTACCGGGCGTGGGACGTGGAGGTTGTCCGCAAGCAGGGCGAGTACGCGGACTTCTCCGGTCCCGGTCTGCCGGAGGCCAAGGAGGTCGCTACCGTGGCGGACTCCGACATTCCCTTCTAACGGGTTGCTTCCCTGTTTGTGGGCAGGGGAGCGCAGGCGGGGGCCGTTGAGCGTTGATGTCCGGAAACCATCAACGATCCGGCCCCCGTTTCCATTTCTGGTTTCAGCAAGTATGCTGCGCCCCACGACATCCTGACATCTCCTTGTCATGGATTGTCATTTAGAACAACACCCGAGAGGACCGCTACTATGAGCGATGCCGTTACCGAGACTCAGGGAGTTGAGGACAACGGGGCGTCAGGGACGCCAACCGCGAACGAGGAGCCTGTCACGGCTGAGTCAGTTGAGAGCGTTGAGGTTGAGCCGGTTTCCCCGGTAACGCCTGACCCTACTCTTGAGCCGGAAACTTCCGAGGACGTGGAGACGACCCGACCGGGCTTGGAGCCGGATCGGGAGGATGTCAAGGCCGAGGAGCCAAAGCCGACCGCAGTTGACCGCAAGTTGACCAAGGAGAACTCCTCTCTGCGGAAGCGGTTGCGTGAGGTGGAGGCCGCGCTCAAGCAGCGCGAGGAGGCCGAGATGTCCGAGCAGGA